AAAACTTTCCCATTTTCGTAAACTCGGTATGTACAAACACACTTGAACCAAAAATGAAAAACGCTCAGAAAATTGCCGGTACTGCAGAACCGACAAGGAACTGCGTGCCACCGACTGGGCACAGCGACGGATATCGCTCCGTGTAGCGGCCTACGTAAAGGTAACGAAAGCATTGTAGGCGTTGAGCCTATTAGTACCAGTGGGCTGCCCCAAAGTGGGGCAGCCAATGAACCCGAAGAACTGGAAATCTTCGCCCGTGGCGTAGTACACGGTAACACCAGCGCCCCTCAAATTAGCCGACGACGAAATCAAAGTTAAGTCGTAAGCAAAGGGGGCGACGGAGTTGCCGTGGCCATCGGCCGGGGCGACCCACGAGTCCGTGGATGGGTGAGGACAGTGGACGTTGAGGTACGTACTGTTGACCGCAGCTGTGGTGCTGCGGTCAACTTCGGCCCCCATGGCGTACCGACCATAATACCCATTAGGCCCATAGCCCGCGGAGTTAACTGCGAACGTATTGTTCATATACTTGACGGTCGGGCCAAAGGTGGTGGACATGATGTCGTCCACCATGTAACCCGGATCAGTGTCAGCAAGCGTCGCCGACAAATGAACATCGTTATTCTGCGCGAACTCCGGCTCAAGGGAAATGAGCTGGTCCATCGACCCCCCCATGCCGACAAAGGCACTAGCAAGGAGGGACCAGATAGAAGGAAAGTAACAGCTCACCACCGGGTTACTCGTTGTGTTCCACGGCTGACCGTCCGCTGTGAGCCGTGTGACGGGCGGGTATGTGGGCATGTTGACGCGAATCGCCATCTGGTTGGTAAACCCATTACTCGAACCCGAGGACCACGGGGTGAACCAGAGGCCCGCAAAGTACCGCTTCAACAGGGGGCGGAACGAAATCAATTCGTCCCCCCACAACCGGGCGCTAAGCGTCGTCTCCACCGGCCCGCCGCCTAACCAGACGGACTTGACATCAGAGCCAATCTGAAAGGCCTCCTGTGCAAAATCGTGGGCAACCACATCCGTCCGATTGTCCTGCCGATCGCCAGCAGTGGTCACGTACGACAACACAGACATGCCCCCGTACCCCGAGAACTGAAGGTCCGGCCCCGCGCGAGCCCAGAAATTCACGACTAGGGACCCGGCCGCTGTCGCAGACAAAGCATCCAAGGCGAAGACGACCAGCTGCCCGTTCGTACCAATCAACCCGCCAGAGGCGGCGGATATCAAGGAACCGGACGTGGTCATTGCGCGCGGGTTGGGAGCCCTGCCCGGGATGTTCCCGTTGCTCACGTCATAGTTGGCGCCGCCAATCGAAAAGACCGCGGCACTATCAGACTGAGTCCAACCAATCACGAACGACATGTCCGTCGACTGGGTGATGTCTAACACAACGCAATGGCACGTCTGCAAAGCCGTGTACATCGACACCGCGGAAGAAGTGGTCACACTTGGAATGTAGGCAACCAGCAACTTACCGCGATGATAAGGCGTAGCGGCAACGGACATCCTGTACTCCATCCCACCAACCCACCTCGAAGCTGCCAAAGCACACATGGCGGTGGGAATAGCCACACCGGAGACGGAGTCAACAATCAACGGGGTGACGGGTATGGCGCAAATGATCGCTCCGACGGCCGTCGTGGTAGCGTAATTAGCCGCACCCAGCCACCCCCACTTCCGACGCCAATAGGCAAAAGCAAGGACGTCCTCAGACTCCGCCCCCTGGTCTGGATTGAGGGCGCGCTGGACATTTGGGTCTCCCGTCAATGAGACGGCGTTGCCCTTACCGATACCCTGACCCAAGAACGGGGCACTGCGCACCATAGTAAAAGTGGCCTCATTGGGGCGATTGGGTTTGGACCATCCGTACTGCTCCGCGAGATCATGAACATTGTGAGCGATGTCACCAATGAACTTTGCAACAGGCGTCTGGGGCGTCATAGTCCGCATGGCGTAGGAGATGATCCGCGTGGCCTGCGTCAGCGGGCCGGGGGCAGTCTCCCCCGGAGGCGGGCCACGGTACGCGGGCTGACCAGGCAAGTTAGGTGGCACCGGGCGCTGCCCACCTTTAGGTCTGTTGCCCGAGTACGTAAGGTAGGGCGTCGAGTCGCTCACCTCAACGTCCTCAAGCCAAACATACACGTTGAACGCCGGCGTCCCGACGGCCACGGCATCGTCCCTGCCCAGGGGTGAAAGCCCAGAGACAAGGAGACGCACGTAAACCGTGTCCCACGTGTTCTGCAAACCAATCTTGGAACGCATCCAAAAGTGGGGGTACTTAAGGACGACCGGGTTACCCGTATTGGCATTGAAAATACCAGAATGGGGCAACTGGTAGTGGCGCGCATTCGAATCGAGCCCGTTGCCATTCACCAAGTACGGGGCCAAAGCCAGATGAGCCTCACCATACATGTGGGCATTGACTGGCATCTCGACTCGGACACACACGGTGGCCTTGAGGTGCCTAACGTAGGCTAACCTGTTCGAAACCGACAGCGAGTTCAAAAAGTCCGTCAACGGGTTGTACACTTGGGTACCACTTTGCGTAAGCGGGAACGAAACCGTCGTCGTGCTCACAAGCATCGGGCGCGACAGCACCTCAGCAATCTGGTCATCCTCGCGCGGCTTAGAAAAAGCCACAGCGGGTGCCTCAGCCGGGGAGTACCCGACGACCTGATTAGTGGAGGCGAGCGTAGAGGTAACGACCTGAGGGGCGCTATTCTCGTGCAAACCGCTTGAAGCGGTTATGGTACCGACATTGGCCCCGCTCGAGGCCTTGTCGTTTTCAAAAGAAGAAAGAGAAGCAAAGCAAAAGATCAAAATGCGCACGTAGCTTTACACACACGCACAGGGGCAACTAAGGTACTGCCCGCCACATCGCTGTTGGACCTCGGGTATTTGCTGGGGCTGCCAGCGAGGTCACCCACCTGAGACTTAATCACTCAAAACCCCCTCACAGCACAAGATCAACGTAACACGTGCATGCACCATGGTGCCGCGTGCCGCCCTGCAATAGGGCGGTCGCCGCGGACTTCGGACGCTTTTAATGCCATCCCGAGGCACGCGAGATCAAATCCCCAGGGACCATGTCGCGAGCCGCCCGGCAAAGTAATCGTCGAGCCACTCGCCCCACGGCCTGTAAGGGACTCGCGCACCAACTGCCACTCCAGCTCGGGTCACGACGACGGCGAATCGCTCGTACTCAACCGGGCCGTAGAGCCACAGCTCGCGCAGTGCCGAGTCCGCAGCCGACGCAAATACGGCTGGGTCCGGGGCGCCATCAGCCCCGGCCTTAGGGTAAAGTAACGACTTCACAATGGACTTCAAAGGCAGCCGAGCAACAAGGACGACGCCATGGACACCCAAATCCAACTGGTGGAAGGTGCGCTTGAGGAACGTGGCAACACCCATCAGCGGAACGTACTCAGGCGGTCGCGCCTTATCCAGGTCGCTAGTCGTAACATACCCCAGTTCGGCAGAGCCGGCAGCCCAGGCCTCGGGAGTCATGATCGACCGAAACGGCAAGGACACTCTCCACGCCTGGTCATCTCCAAAAATGGCGCGAGCTGCGCGCAGGAACTCCTCAAACCCCTGTTCCCCGGCAATCAGCCAAAACACCATGAAGGTCTTGAACCAAGTGACAATGCAGTTCAGGATCGTCGTAAACACGAAACCCGACAACATGAACTTGATGTTGAATCCAACGATCTCGTTAACAATCACGAGCGAGTGTGCCACAGAAAAGGGCCAGCGCGCGGCAGCGCGCCTTCGACGATAGTCCCCCGGCCAAACATCGCCGGCCAACTCCCAAAGCACAATGGCTATGGCGACGACTATCTCGCCCAACAAGTGCTTATCCATCTTGGCCTCGTCGGCGGTGCACACGTGGGGGGGGGCCTGAGCAATCGCTTCGGCGGGGTCAACCAACGAGGCCACAAGGTTGCCAACCGCCGGGGAGACCATGTTGATCCCCGACATGAAACCAAGCTCCGCCGCACTCGCAATGCGCGCCATGAGCGGCCCAATCAGCTTCTTCGACCCCAATGCACCCGCGGCGTTACCACCGTAGACTACGCGGGTCTTCGCTGCTGCCACCTTCTCGGCGGTTAACACTTCGCCGGTTTTCTCCATTTGCCGTAGGCACAGCACCGGTTGGCGCTCCCCGGCTAACATAACCGCCTCATAGGATTCAGCACTCCGCTGCAAATGAGGGGTCATGGCCCACCCTTCCGGGGTCATCGTAAACAGGTCGCGCTTAAGCCCCATGCCCGGGAACACGCCGCTCGACGTCCCCGGGTCCGTTGGGCCAATCATCGCGCCGTCGCCGCGAACCGTGTCGCTCCAGGATATCTGCGCCGGATACACTGACGACTGTGGGCTAGCACGCACAATCCCGACAAAGGCGTCAACCATGCGCCTCACGGGGATGGACGCCAACCGCTGCGACAACGGCATCGCCAAGGCCGCACGGCTCTCCCGGTCGTTCTGTTCGAAGACCGATGTCCGCCTCAGGACACCAGTCACTGGGTCGACCGCTCGCCCGTCAAAACCCGCCGTCGGGGCGAGGACGAGGGGTCAACCCCAAATGCCATTCCAAGCTCGTCTCGCATGGGGTGCGGAACGCGGCCCGACCCTCGCGGGTTCGTCTTGCCACGTTGGTACGCCCCCAACACAAGCATGGTCGGGCGATCACCGGCACCGAACCGGGCCAAGTAGCTACGCGGCGGGGGGTCGTCAAACCTCGACGGGTCGGTCACCGAGCGGGAGAACCCGCACGCGGTAACCAGCTCGGCCTCGCTTTGCGGGCAGGCCGGCAACGGTCGGCCCCGGTCAGTGCTTGCGTCCGCCATGTGCTGGTAGCCAGCGCGGCTCCATCGGCGGAACACAACGCGCCCGTCAACTGCCGACGCTGCACAAATGAGCCCGTACACGCGATCGTCCGGCCCCCACGCGAGGCCAGTGCACATCCCCGTGTACCGCTCTGGGTGGTCGAACGGCACCGACCAAGCTTCACTTGCAAAGTACTTCGCTTTCGATGCCGCGTCAGTGGCCCAAATGTTCGTGACGCGCGTCGTCGGTAGCGGCCCGAACTCCAGCTCGCGCCCATCATCGGGGTCCAAAAACGCCAGCCACACATAGGGCGGGACGGGTTGGCTCTCCTCCGACCACGTCGACGTGTCACACGGCATAACACCGCAGCGACTGTCGTACATGTAGGACAGGTCCTGGTCCGGAAAACGAGTCACCGTCAATTCGGTCAGCCCGTCCAACGGAAAGTCGCGCCCACCAAGGGTGTAGGTGGCGCGCCTTGGTTGTCCAACAAGGGGCTGCCAATGGTCACTCGTGGCAATTAGCCCCGGCCCCACGACATAGGCATTGTTGACGCGGCAAATCCCCTCCGCCGTGTCATGTTGCCTCCGCACAAGCGTAAGGCCCCTGTGGCGGGGCGACGCAGTATTAGTGCGCGAGCTGAAACGCGGGAGGGACTGAACGCCACCCGCGGTCTCGACCGGCGCCTTGCGG